GGGGATAACATCGATTATACGCCAACAAAGAAGATCGCCTATATGGAGGTTGTACCGCTCGCGGCACGGATTGGTGTCGCGCTCTCGGAGATCCCGAAAGGTGAGATGGGGAGCGTGACACTCGTAGGGGCATTCCGTCTCCCTGCAACGACGGGCAAGATTGAGATCGGTGCAGAGGTCTACTGGGACAAGAGCGACAACGCCATTGTAGCTGCTGCGAGTACGGACACGGTACGCGCGGGCTATGCGATTGCGGCGAAGGAGCAGGCGGACACGGTGGCACTTGTCCGCATCGGGTGATGGGATTCAAGGAGCAGGTCGCCGACGACCTCACGCACGTATTTATGAATCCTTCCGAGTTCGCAGCGGCGCACGACCTAAATGGAACAGTTGCGCTCTGTGTTGTCGAGGGGATGCGTACGGAGGAAAAATATCTGCGCAGTGCGGCATACGCCCCATACGATGGCGTCTACGGGTCAGGCATCACTGTCCACGTAGAACGACGGCTTCTGCCGGATGTGCCCGTGGAGGGGATGCAGTTTACCTTTGACGGGGAAATCATGCTTGTGGATTCCTGCACACATGAGGCGGGGCTGTTATCAATTGTTCTTCGTGGGCATGGCGGCTGAAGGAGCGAGGCATGGTAAAGATTGACGTATCCAAAGAGGGGACAGAGAAAATCAAACGTGCATTATCCGCACTCTCTGGCAGGGCTCTTTATCAGGCAGTTGGATCGGCGGGGAAACGCGCCGCACGTCATGCGGCCACTGTCGGCGCAAAGAAGATGCGCGAGGTCTACAACATCAAGGCGGGCGTCGCAAAGTCACGAATGGCAGTCAAGACCGAGCGCCCATTAGAGACCATTATTCGCATCGAGGGCGGGACGGAGCCAGTGCAGAACTTTCGCGGGACGGCAGTGCGCAAAACGGGAATTTTCGTCTCCATCAAGAAAGGGAGTGGCGGCATCATCCCGCGATCCTTTACGCAGGGCGGGTCATTCCTCATGCGTGAGGGGGTGGAACGTTATCCGCTGAAAGGGATCTATGGACCTTCCGTCCCGCAAATGTTCTGGGAGAACATTGTACTTGAGGCGGCAATGGAGGCTGGCGCAGAGATGTATGAAAAACGCATCATCCACGAAGTGGAACGCAGAATAGGGGGCGAAATATGACACCGTGGATTTGTGCGCAGGAGATCGCAGCTTTCCTGCGCGATGAGATTGCGGGGTACAACGAAAAAGCTGCGGGGGTGGGGGAAGTTCATGCCGGGTTCTTGCCTGTTGCCAAAGTAGCACAACTCGCAAAGGAACAGTGCCCTTACATCGTTATCCGTCCACATAAAGTAGAGGATGACAGAAAGAAAAGAACGGCGAGCATGGCAGTCTACGTCGTTATGTGCCCGGAGGATGAGAAAGGAGGCGCAGAGAGCATCTATCACGTATTGGAGTTCCTGCGTTTCTCGCTGCTCTCAAAGAACCCAATCAAGAACCGTTGGATGATCGCAGACGGGGAACTCGAAATGAGTATTCCGGATGATCAGCCATATCCGAAATACTGGGGACGAATCGACTTTAACGTGACCTTGCCCATCGTAAAGAATACACGAAACGACATCCTCGGCAGGATGTGAAAGGAGGACATATGAAAGAGACAGAGGCGACGGAACAGAAAGAGCCACTGAAAAAGAAGGAGAAGGGAGCGCCAGTAGAAACAGTCGCACAGCCGATGATCTACATCGGCCCCGGGTTTCGAAATAGCGATCTTTCAACGTACAAGGTTTATGCGGAGGGGATTCCGGACGAGTTCAAGGACAGTCCGATCTATGCTCCGCTTTTTGTTTCTCCGGAACACCTCGACGCAGCACGTGCCGAAGTTGGGGAGACGGGATCACGACTCAATACACTGTACCGGAAAGCCGTGCAGGAACATGAGGAAAAGGAAAGGCGGTAAAGGAATATGGCATTTTTTCATGGCGTACGGGTGAAGGAAGTTCCGACTTCTATTCTGACGCCCGTGAATACAACGGCGGGACTGCCCGTCGTATTCGGGACGGCGCCCGTACATCTGACGAACAACCCGACGAAGAACGTTAATCGCCCGGTCATCTGTTACAGTTGGGATGAAGCCGTGGCAGCATTTGGCTACTCGAACAACTGGGACGAATACACGCTTTCTGAGGTGATGTATTCGCAGTTCAAACTCTACGGCGTTAAGCCGATTATCTTCGTCAATGTACTTGACCCGGCAAAACACAAGGAGGATGTCAAGGATACGGAAGGGAAAGCGGTCACGCAGGGGCGTGTGCTGGTCACTGATCCTGTATTGCTTGACACACTGAAAGTAAAGCGCGCCGATGCGGCAGAACCTGCAAAGAACATCGAGGACTATACGGCGGCATATGACGATGACGGGAATCTCGTGATCTCTGTGGTACCGACAGGAGCACTCAAATCCGCTGATAAACTCTATCTTGAGTATGCTAAGATCACTCCATCGAAGGTGAAGGATACGGACATCATTGGCGGTGCGAGCAAGTCGGGAACGGCAGGGCTTGAGTGGATCGACTCCATCTATACGCTCTTTTCGCTTGTTCCGGGGATCGTTGCCGCGCCGGGCTGGTCTGATCGTCCGGGCGTTGCCGCCGTCATGAAGGCAAAGGCGATGAACATCTCCGGGCTTTTCCGCTGCATCTGCCTGACCGACGTAGACACAGGCACAGCGGCACACTATGCCGATGTGAACGAGTGGAAGAACAAGAACAGCTATACGGGCGTCAATCAGATTGTATGTTGGCCGTGCGTACGAAACGGCGATATGGTATTCAAGATGTCGACGCACATCCTCGGCATCATCGGTGTTATGGACGCAGGGAACGAGGATGTACCATATGATACACCGTCGAATCTCCCCATGCAGGCAACGGGAATCTGCCTGAAAGACGGCAAAGAAGTCACGCTCTCACTTGAACAGGCAAACCTCCTCAATAGTCAAGGCGTTATGACGGCGCTCAACTTTAGCGGTGGATGGAAGAGCTGGGGAGACTATACGGGTGCATATCCGTCCATTACGGACGTAAAGGATACATTCATCAGTGTGCGGCGCATGTTTGATTGGCAGTATCAGACATTCATCCTGACCTATTGGCAGAAAGTCGATCGCCCGCTGATGCCGCGCCTTGTACGGACAATCATTGACTCTGAGAAGGTAAGACTCAACGGCCTTGTGTCGCGCGGATTCCTGCTTGGCGCAGATGTGAAATTCCTCGAAGAGGAAAACCCGCTGACGGATCTCCTTCAGGGAATTTTCCGCGTACATACCAATATCACGCCGCCCGTCCCGGCGAAGGAGATTGTTGACATCCTCGAATATGATGTCAACAACTTCAAGGCGCTGTTTGGATAAGAAATGAGGTGAAATAATGATTCCAGAAGTAATTAACGATATGCGCTGCTACATCGACGGAAACGACGACTGCCAGAGTGCGACGAGCGTGGAACAGCCCGATCTTTCGTCCATGACCACGGACGTGAAGGGCATCGGCGTTGCGGGGACAATCTCCTCACCGATCCACGGTCACTATGAAAGCCTTGAAGTCAAGGTGAACTGGCAGGTGCCAACAAAAACGGCGATGCGTTATCACGGCGGCAAAACCATCCGCCTTGAAGCGTATTCCGACGTGCAGGGATTTGATTCCGGCGCGGAGGAGTATACGCATGACCGCTATCGCATGGCCGTGCGTGGCCGTGTCAAGAGTTATTCCCCCGGAAGTCTTGAGGCAGGAAACACGTCGGGAAGCAGCACAACAATTGAGGCGCACTACTACAAACTCGAATACGGCGGCGAAACGCTCGTAGAGATTGACAAGTACGGATACAAGGCCATCATTGACGGGAAGGATCTTCTCGCCGAGGTGCGCAAGAATATCGGAATGAATTAAGAAGGAGGATATGACAATGGCGGAAGATAAGAAAAACGAGCTGGAAGCAGAGGTTTTGGAGGATGCGGGAAGCGTGGAGGTATATGATGCAGAACCCGTTGACGAGGCGAATGTGATTCAGCTGAGGAAGCCGATGAATGGTGGCGCGAAAGAGATTCACCTTGACTTCGACCGCGTGACAGGCTACATCCTCCTCAAATGTGAGAAGGAAGCAAAAAAGGAAGATCCGCTGATCAGCGTCATGGCGCTTTCGCAGACGTATCAGGCGCGTGTTGCTGCAGCAGCGGCAAAGGTGAAATACGATGAGATCCTGGACCTTTCGGGCGCGGACTTTACGGCGGTTTGCCTGAAGGTGCAGAATTTTTTAATGGGATCGCGCTAGGGGAAAGCCTCCGGCGCTCCGCTCTGCGCATGGCAAAATACAGCAATTCCCCCATCGGCGTGTTTCTTGAAATGCCGACGGGGGAATTTGGCTGTTGGATGAAAATCATGAATGCAGAGATTGACCTTGAGAATGAGAAGATAAAAGAAGCCACTAATAAAAAATAGCCGCCTTGTAGGCGGCTCTATGGAATCATGAAATATAACGTGCAAATTTTCGAGTAGGAGAAAGTGGCGGATCAGATATACCGCAATGAAAACGATCATAGAACCATTCGAGGAGGTCAGCGCATCCGCTGACAATCGAGACGATAGCGTTCATCATAAGCACCAAGAAAAGCAGGACAGGGATGGCTATGAGAAGAATCGCAAGAACAGTGCTCATCATTATGCCCTCCAATCAAATACAAAAACATTGTCATCTTTAGAATAAACGGGAGGTGATACTTTGTCAACAGGAAAAACATTTGCACTTGCCATCGCACTCAAAGCCTCTATTGACGGCAGTATTGCGGCGGGGCTTGCAAAATCGGCACAGTCGATCCAGAACGTCGCGCAGACCGCGAGTGCGGCAAATGCGCAGCTGGATAAAGGAACGGCGGCGTTGCGTGGCTATGAAAGTGAGCTTGCCAATATCAGCGCAAAATCGGCGCAGTTTATGACGCTCAAACGATCCATCCAAGACACATCGGGGAGTCTTATAGAGGCACGTACCCGAGCGGCGGCGCTTGCGAGTCAATTCAAGGCATCTGAGCAGGAGACGGCGATACTAAAAGCGCGTGTCGATCAGGCAAAGGAAAGCCTCGAACGAATGAAGGGGACACTCACACCTGCAACATATAGCGCTGCAAGGGCAGAAATTAAGCAATTAACTGCGGCGTATAAGGAAAGCGACGAGCGAACAAAAGCGCTCGGCAAAGAATTTGAAGGCGCAAAGAGTAAAGCGGCAAACCTCAAAGATACGCTGTCGAGTCAGCAAATCGCACTCCAAGGAGTTCGCACATCACTCTCCGAAGCAGGGATCTCGACAAAAGACTTCGCAGAAAGTCAACGCGCCGCACAGGATGCACTACAAAAGACCATTGCCAAGGAGAAAGAGGCAATCGCTCACCGTGAGAAGATGGCGGGGTTGCGCGAGAAACGTCAAGGCGCAAGTGATAAATTCAGCGCGGCGAAGGGAAACTTCGTCGAGGCGACGCTTTTTGCAGGAGCAATCGCAGCTCCACTCATCGAAGCAACGCATGAGGCGATCAAGTTTGAGTCCGTGATGGCGGACGTGAAAAAGGTCGTTGACTTTGATACGCCAGAGCAATTCAAGGAAATGTCGGGAGACATCTTGAAGATGTCGACGGAGTTGCCGATGGCGGCGGAGAATATTGCCAAGATCGTTGCGGCGGGAGGTCAGTCCGGAATTGCGCGCGAGGATCTGCTTCCCTTTGCGGAGTCTGCGACGAAGATGGGCATTGCCTTTGACATTACAGCCGATCAAGCTGGCGATATGATGGCAAAATGGCGCACGGCGTTCAAAATGGATCAAGAGGAAGTCGTTGCACTTGCAGATAAAGTCAACTACCTCGGGAACACGACGGCGGCATCTGCGCCACTCATCTCGGAGGTCGTGACGCGAATCGGTCCACTCGGCGAAGTCGGCGGCGTTGCCTCCGGCGAGATTGCCGCGCTCGGCGCATCCATCGTTGGGACGGGTACATCGTCAGAGATTGCCGCAACAGGAATAAAAAATCTCGTTCTTGGAATGAGTGCAGGAGAAGGCGCAACAAAAGCACAAGCCGCCGCATTTGCAAGTCTCGGAATGAACGCCGAAGATGTGGCAAAACGCATGCAGGTAGACGCAAAGGGCGCGATCATCGACGTAATGAAAGCGATTCAGGCACTTGACGCGGACAAGCAAGCGGCGACATTGCAGGATCTCTTTGGCAAAGAATCCATCGGTGCAATCGCGCCGCTCCTTGGAAATCTCGAGAACCTGCAGGAGAACTTTGACAAGGTCGCAGACGCGACAAAATATGCAGGGTCTATGGAGCAGGAATACGCGGCACGAAGTCAGACGACCGAGAATCAAATCCAACTCGCGAAAAATACACTGGATGCCGTAGCCGTCACGATTGGAAGCGCCCTCCTTCCTGCCGTCGGTCAAGTGTTCGAGAGCATTGCGCCTGTTCTCACATCGATTGCTGAGTGGGCATCGAAAAATGAGGAATTGGTGGTAATCATCGCCGGAGTAGCGGCGGGAATTGCTGCGCTTATCGTCACAATTGCAGGAATGACCTTGATCGTACAAGGCGCAGCCCTTGCTTATGCGTCCTTCCAACTTGCCGCCGAGTTTGTCAAAGGGCTTCACCTTGCGACGAAAATAGCAACGGCGGCGCAGTGGGCATGGAATGCAGCGATGACAGCGAACCCGATCGGGATTGTTATTATGGCGATCGCGGCATTGATCGGAATCCTATATGTGCTCTATACGCATTTTGAAGAAGTGCAGGAGTTTTGTGCAAGCGTATGGGAAAGCCCTGCTGCCGCCGTGATTGCGTTTATGGCGGGACCGATCGGAATGCTGA